TCGGACGTAACTTGTACGCGTACTGCGGTGCTTGCCTACGTCAATGCCGTCATTGACGGCCGTACGCCGGCCGGACGTTGGGTCTACGCCGCGGCGCAGCGCTTCCGGCGCGACCTGGAGCGCGCCGACCTGGTGATGTCGTGGCCTGACGTCGAGCGCGTCGCCGAACACTTCCGCTCGCTCAACCTGGTCGGCGAAGATTCCGGCAAGCCCTTCGAGCTGCACCCGTGGCAACTGTGGGTACTTGCCAACATCGTCGGTTGGCGTCTACCCGACGGCCGTCGGCGTTGCCGACTCGCGATGGTGCAGGTTGCCCGCGGCAACGGCAAGACCACGCTGATGGCCGGGCTTGCGCTTTTTGACCTTCTCGCGGGCGAGGGCCGCCGCGTGCACGTCATCGCCAACAACGAAGAGCAGGCAGAAATCTGCCTGGACACCGCCCGCACCATGGCGCAGCGCCTCGGTGACCCCACGCTGATCGCCCGAGCACATGCCGTGCTGCGCCTTGAGCAGGATTGTCAAATGACCGCACTGCCAGCGCTTGAGCGATCGCTTGACGGCTTGAATCCATCGCTTTGGATCGCTGATGAGGCGGCCGAGTTCAAGGGCCGGTTCTTGACCAAGTTGTTAACCACCGGCGCCAAGCGCCGCGAATCCACCGGCGTAATCATCACCACCCCCGGCAGCAACCCCGAGAACCACTACGCCGAACTCGTCAAACAGGGCGAAGCAATCCTGTCCGGCGAACTTGACGATGACACGGTGTTGCCGATGCTGTACGGGCTCGATCCCACCGACCCGCTCGAGGATGAGTCAACGTGGGTGAAGGCTAACCCTGGCCTCGAGCACGGCCAACCCGACCTTGTGAGCCTGAAGCGATCGTGGAACACGATGAAGCGCAGCGCGATGGGGCGCGGCGAATTTGCCAGGTACCACGCCGCTAGGTGTGACGAGAACACGGGCGGCTGGCTTGATATGTCGCTGTGGCCGGGCGGGCAGCGCATTGACTGGGAAGCGCTGAAAGGAAAGCCCGCGTGGGTGGGCCTCGATCTTTCCAAGTCGCTCGATATGACGGCTATGGTTGTGGCAGTGCCGCTTGACAATGGCCGCGTGGCGCTGCGCGGTCACTACTGGTGGCCTCGGGCCGACGTCGCGCAGCGTGAACTGGACTACCGCTACCCGATCCGCGCGTGGGCTTCCGATGGCAAGATCACGCTCACGCCAGGGCGCGAGATTGATTACGACTCGGTGCGGGCGCAAATCCTCGCCCTGCGCGACGAGTTTGACGTTAAGGCCGTCGGCTACGACGCGTGGGGCTCGAAGTACTTGGCCGAACAACTGCAAGCCGACGGCGTGCCGCTCGTGGTGTACCGGATGGGCATCGCCACCTTCGGGCCCGGATGCAACCTATTCCAAAACCTATGGGCGGGCTCGCGCCTAGTGATCGGTGATGATCCAATCTTGCGCCGCGCGTGTGCCGATGCGCACGCCAAGCGCGATCAGAACGGAAACATCCGGCCGATTAAGTCGCGGGAATTTTGCGCGATTGATCCGCTCGTGGCGTCCATTATTGCCGCGCACGTGTGGGGCGGCGCGAAGCGCAGCGTGTACGACGAGGAAGCCGAAGAATATTTCAAACAATAGCGTTTAGGTGCAATCCCGCGCGATCGCAGCCCACCAAATACGCACATGCTGCGTGGACTGTTGCAACGATGGCTCGGCCACTGGGGAACGCACGGCGTTCTCCTTCCCACGAGTTTCGACTCGGTGGGTATGCCCACGATCACGCCAGGCACGGCACTCGCGTATACGCCCGTTTACCGCGCGGCATCGCTCATCGCCAACGACGTGGCACGTGTGCCGCTCGACGTGAGCGAGCGCACTGCAAACGCGTTGTTGCAGCAACCGAACCGCTGGCAGAATGGATTTGAGTTTCGCCGTTCGCTCACGATGCAAGCGCTGCTATACGGCAACGCGTTTGCCGTGATCAACCGCACGCTCGGTGGCGAGTTGCTTGAGTTGTTGCCGCTCGACATCGAAAGCGTGTCGCTTGATCTCACGAAGCCTGAGCCGATCTACAAAACGCGGCTGTACGGTGACGTGCCGATGTCCTCGATGCTTCACCTGCGAGCCATCGGGCTTGACGGGTTGTGGGGAGAGTCGCCAGTGCGACTTTGCCGCACGTCGTTAAGTGTTCTTGCTTCGCAAGAGCAAGCGCAACTGGAAGTGATGAAGAACGCAGGCAATCCCAAAATTGCCATCGTGTCGCCCGGGCCGATGGGCGCGCCTGCGCGCCAAATGGTGCTCGAGGACTACATGAAGCACCACGCGGGCGCCGCCAACGCGGGCAAGCCACTGGTGCTTTCTGAGGGTATGAAAGTCGAGCGTATTAGCAGCACGCTTGACGATTCAGGTATCGCGAATGCGCGGCGCTATAGCATCGAAGACGTATCACGTATTTACGGTGTTCCTGCTGCATATTTGAGCGAGCAAAGCGGAATGAGCGGCGCGTACGGCACGATGGAATGGACATCACGTCGTTACGTAGACTCTTGCCTAGCTCACTGGTTTGCGTCGTGGTCTTCTGAAATCGTGGCGAAACTTGCGCCGTTTGGCACGGCATCGTTTGACGCAGACAGCATTTCACAACCACCGCTCGCCGAACAATTCGCAGCGCTCCGCACTGGTGTCGAATCGGGAATCATCACGCGCAACGAAGCGCGTGATTGGCTGAACCTCGCTCCGCTCGACGGGCTCGACGAGCCCATCATCGCGAAGAACATGGGCACGGGTGGCGGTCAAACCAACATCGGCGAAGACACAAGCGCAGGGGATATCAATGACTTCGCTTGAACGTCGCAGCGTCACCATCGGTGCACCAGCGGGCCGCACGCTGTCGGGCCTCGCGATTCCATACGGCAAGTGGTCGCGTGAGATCTCCGAGCCGTTCAACCCGCAGTTCCGTGAGCGAATCACCCGCGGCGCATTCGGCGACCTGGCGGGCGCTGACATCAAACTGCTCTTCAACCACAACGCGAGCGCGTTGCTCGCTCGCACGCGCAGCGGCACGCTCACGCTCAACGACACTGCGAGCGGACTGCGCTTTACCGCGGATCTCGCCGAGACAAGCGTCGGAAACGACGTGCGTGCGATGCTCGAGCGCGGCGACTTGAGCGGCGAAATGTCGTTTGGTTTCTACGTCGATCGCGACGAGTGGAACCCGCGACGCACTGAACGCACTGTCACTGCCGCGCGGCTCGTCGAGCTCAGCGTGGTTGTTGACGCTGCCTACGGCGACAAGACCAATTCGAGCCTGCGGAGCGTGTCCGCGGCTGCAACGGAGGCCGCCCGTCTGCGGCTCGAAATCCACAAGCACAGGATGCAGAACCATGTCTGAAGAGTTGACCAACCTCGAAAACACCGTTCACGAGTACCGCAAGACCCTCGACTCGTTCGCCGCTCGCACTGGTGCAAAGACGCACCACGTTGAGATCCGCGGCAGCGGCGAAGAGCGTGAGAAGATCGCGCGTATCGACGCCGACCTGGACGCCGTCGAGCGCATGAACCAAGACCGCTTGGCGCTTCGGGCAGCGCAAGAGCGCTTGAAGCAACTTGAAGAGGAACGCTCGCAACCGCAGTTCCGCGGCGTGGTCGCACGTGCAGACGTCAAGCACGATCTTGCAAGCCCTGAGTACGCGAAGCGTTGGCTTCACGCTGTCGCGCGTGGCGACGCCGCAGAAATGCGCGCGCTCTCAACGGGCTCCACTGGCGCCGGCATTCCGACTGACATGGAACGCCGCATTGTTGAGAAGATGTACCAGGCGAACGTGCTGCGCTCGATCGCCCCCGTGTCTTCGATCGACTCGAAGCGCACGATCACTGTTGAGGGCAACCTTCCTACCACGGCGCTCGTGACAGAAGCAAATTCGATCAGCGCAAGCGATCCAACCTTCGGCACAGCCATTTCGGTGGTGCCGTACAAGTACGTGTGCGCGACTCAGATGAGCCAAGAGTTCATTGAAGACGCGATCGGCCAAGGTGGCATCGGAAGTGGCCTCGATTGGGTTGCAAGCCGCATCGGCCTTTCGATGGCGCTCAAAATGGAAGAGGCGTACACCATCGGCACCGGATCGAGCCAACCGGAAGGGGTCGCCGGTTCGGCGATGAACACCGCGCTGGTGGCGCTTTCTCAGGTGACTGACCTTGGAGGCCTCGCCGTCACCACTGTGACCGCCGACAACGTCATCGATACGGTGCACCTTGTCGCGCCGCAGTACCGCAACTCGCCGCGGTTCCGTTGGCTTCTCTCTGATACGTTCGTGCGCGTCGCTCGCAAGTTGAAGAACAGCGTCGTAACGAGCGGCTCTACCGAATACATCTGGACGCAAGCACAATCGAACGCTGGCACGATGGTCGGCGGCGCTCCGGGCTTGCTTTACGGTGTGCCGTATAGCGTTGGTCAGTACGTACGCACAGCAACAACAAACAACAACGTGTTTGCAGTGGTCGGCGATTTCAACTACTTTGAAATTTTCGACCGCACCGGAATGACCTCGCTTGTTGACCCGTACTCGGCGGCGAGCACTCACCAGGTCACTCTCTACACGTACGCACGAACCGATTCGCACATTATGAATGCTTCGGCGTTCGCTGCGATCACCTGCTAAACATTTCTTACCTTTCGCTCGCGCTGGGGGGAAACCCCTAGCGCGGGTTTCATGGCTGTAACACTTGCAACCGTTAAAACGGCGCTGAAGATCGACTACAGCGACGATGACACCGAGCTTACCCGGCTCATCGGTGTCGCTACGTCGTGGGTCGAGCGCTACACGGGCTTGTCGCTCACCCAATCGTCGCGCACGATGTACTTGCGAGATTGGAAGCGCACGGTGTTCGCGGTGCAACCATACGTATCGCTCACGTCGGTGACGTACACGAGCACTGGCGGCTCAACGGTGACGATGACGAGCGGTACCGATTACTGGGTGGACTTGTCGCAGGATCTTGCAGCGCTCGAGTTCCTTGACGAGCCCGCGATAAAAGAGGGCACGCTCGCAACCGTCACGTATGTCGGCGGCTACTCGACCGAACCAAACGAGGTGGTGCAAGCCATCGTTTCGTTGGTCGGCCTGTACTACAACAACCCCGAAGCTGCGCAGCCCGTCGCGCTGTCGGTAGTGCCGCTCGGCGCTCAGTTTATGCTTGAGCACCTGCGAGTGCGAGGGCCTTTCCGATGATCTCATCGGGCCTCACGCGTTTCCGATTGATTGTGCTACGCGCGTCTGGCAATAGCCCCGACTCGCTCGGCCGCCGCGTTACGACGTTCACCAACGTTGGCACAATCGTTTGCGACGTGCGCGAATCGGCGCCAGTGGAAACGTCATACGGTGACGGCGTGGCTGTGGTTGGCGCGTATGAAATTCGTACGCGTTGGCCGAATATTGCGCGGTTGACCGTCACCGCGATCGATCGCTTGCAGTACGGCACAAAAGTGCTGCGTATTAACGGCATCCGCGACATGGATCAACGGCGGAGGGTTGCAGTCATTGACTGCACTGAAATCGCATGAGCGCCACGTCCCTCATTAGCGATATCATGAGCACGCTTGAGTCACAAACGACCGCGGGGCGGCGCGTGTACTACGGCACACGCTTGCAAACTTCGACGCTGCCAGCGATGACGTTTGAGATTCAATCGGGCACGCGTGTCGCGCTCGGAAATCAAAACACGCTATCTGCCTATGACGTCACGTTTAACGCCATCAGTGACGACGTGAGCGCAGCCACGACGCTCGACGATGAGATCCGCAACAACGTCGGACTCCTCGCGGGCGCGACTGTCATTTGCACCCAGTACGGAACCGTGCAAGAGCCCGTCGCCGAGAACGGCGATGAGGCGGGCCTGTACATCGTCACGAGTCAATTCACAATCTATCAGGACGGCCCCTAATGCCATCACCCACCACCGCAGCAAGCGTCAAGTTAGGCTCAAACACAATCGCTGACGTCAGCGCCGCGACTATCTCGGTCACGCGTCAGCAAATTGACGTCACCGCGATCGGCGACACGCACAAGCACCACGTGCAGGGCTTCCTCGAAGGCACTGTGCAAATTGAGGTGTTTTACGATTCGGCAAGCAATAACGCCAACATACTCACTGGCA